TAATCATGGTGAGATACGTACAATCGGTCTCTTTATTGATCATAGCTCTGCAAACTTCGTGCAACGGTGCGTCATAAACTTGAACCATCACCATGGAAGAAGTCTTAACCTTGCAACCTGATAGAGTTTGGGCGCAAGTGGAGATAGACATCGCAGGCGAAATGATGTCTTTAGCATCAAGGTGTTGTTTTTTGAGTTGATTATGACGGATAATTCGCCGTTGGGCATCTTTACTATCATAAATGGGTCTGCAAATGTGAACAGACTTCGTAGAAGGCCTATTCATGTGGAATAACAAACAGCCGCCCACGTCAGAAAAGTCTGAACCGCACCACGTCGATAGTGTGTGGTTTTCTAACAAACGAGAGGCCGCGGCGGCAGGGTGGTCGGAATGCACACTATGCGTAAACTTTAGATTGTATTGCGGATAGTACCTCAAAAGAGTACTTTGCGTGTTTTCATTCATATAAAATGGGACTTTCACTTCTCGAAGTGTTTTACGATCCAATTTCATTTCGTTACTGAAATCAACTAAATCTTTTTCCACGGCCCTACCTATGATGGAGTCCCTAGAACCATTAACCCTCAGGTAAACATTCTCAATGGCCTTCAACATTTGAGTGTCGTTTATCACAGGAGCAGTTTCATCACCTCCTATACATCCCTTGATAGAGTGTAGGGAGTGCGACGAGTGCGAAGAATTGTCGCAATGAAAAACGTTTTTCCTTGTGTACTTACCAAAAACGTGATAATTAAGAGCCCTTTCTCCGTAGACCTCGACTATTTTGTTCGCAAAGGTCTTCACGGGAACGTACGGACCTAAATCAAGATCTTTAGCTCGAAATGCGACACCGCAAACGACGCTCAAGAAAAAGAAGTGATTTAAATAACACTTACCTTCTGTTGTGCAAAGTGAAGGAAGTTTAGGTAGCTTCGGAAATTTCTTCCCGAGTTGACTACAGGTTATGGAGTAATCTGCACAACATTTAATCACACATCTGTACGTGAAATCAAAATTGGAAACGAAAACTTCCAAAGTTCGGCCGAACATCAATCTGGATTTGACGTTCACATGTCCGCAGATAAGAGAATCATAGAAGTTTCCGTAGCCCAACTTGAAATTATTCACGTAACGATAGAATCTTTCCAAGCACAGGTTAACGTCCATGGAAAGACCTTTAACGACGTTCGGGCGTTTGATTTCAGGGATTTTGTATTTCACACCTTCGAGCTTTGAACCTGGTGTCTTAAATTTCATTTCCATGCCAACGGCACTTACTTCAGTGTGCCTCGGCAAACGAAAAGTGGTGTGAGGAGATCTGGGGAGGGCCTCCGAAGTCCTCCTAACAGATGAAGAAATTAAGGTGCTGCTCCTTATATTCACTACAGCAGGCTTAATCGTGACCGAAGGAGAGTTTAATTTTTGGGGACTGTCCCTGATGTTCTTGGGTAGTTCTTTGTGTAGGAACAACTTGGAAGGAATACTCCCGAACATCAGTGGGGAGCAAGCCGAATTAGTCACTTCTAGAGTGACGAAAGGGAAGGTTGGCGATCTCGCACAGTGTTCACGTAACTGCATTGGAGAATGCGCAACGTTCTTCCCTTTTTCAGGAAAATTGGTTTTCTCTATGGTTTTAAATTTTTCAGCACCAGCAACTTCACTGGTTTTCTTTCTATTCGCATCTTTAGCACGAGGTACGGGAAAAGAAGCATGGTACCATGCTTTAGAGGAGTAGAAAAGGTTCTTTTTCTTTCTTTTATCTTTCATTTCAGCATTAGGCGTA